CCAGGAAACGCTCCAGGCTCATTAGTAGGAGAGAGCTTTTTTAACGCCCCGGTGCATCCAGGAGTCGGTGTTAATGTCCAAAAGAACATAGACAATTCCATCTATGTTCATACGGGTCCCGCGGGCACAACTGTACAACCAAACGCAACTACCCCAGCTACTGCCTCTAGTGCCTTTATCCGCGATGAGAACCTTAATCGCTTTCGAATGACCTACACCCATTATGGTAGTGGCGATCCATTAAATGGCGTGTACCCTACTGTAGAAACCCGCACCACTTCCCTACAATGTAGTGGCTGCAATGGTGCTGGTGCATGGGGCGCAAACATACCCGCTAATGGCGCTGTGGTTCGAGGCATTACCAGTCTTTCACGTTATGTCGTAACAGGATCATCTTTAGATACCCTCGCTACCGACTGGCTATCCGGCACTGCTGTTCCGGCTGAGTTCCTAATGAATGAACGAGCCATATTCACAGGCTCAATTTCTGGTACAACGCTGACTGTAGTTACCATGCTCCAAGGTGGTGGTAACATCGCTGTGGGCCAAACCATTGTGGGAATGTATGCCAACAACGGCATGACAGCAGCCACAACTATTACTGGTCTTGGTACTGGCGCAGGTGGCGTGGGCACCTACACGGTTAATAATTCACAAACACTTGCACAAACAGAAATTGTTTCTGGGTATGTCGCGGCTAATGGTATTAGCAGTGTCTCCAATGTTGACGCAACTTATGCCCCACTTAGATTTGGCCTTAAAGGGCAAGTAACTCTGTTAGAATCTACATTTGCAGGCTTGCCTGCATGTGGCGTTGCTGGTAGTGTAGGTTCTATAGCCGCAGTTGCTGACAGTAACACTGTTACTTGGGGCGCGAATATTGCTGGCGGTGCAGGTAATCACGTAATGGCATATTGCAATGGTACCAACTGGACAGTTATGGGGAAATGATGGCAGAAGAACCAGAATTCAAACTTGATGATTCGGTGACCGATCGTGATCTGTTGTTCCGCATTGTGCGTGAACTCACCCAAATCCGTCAAGGTATGAACAAAGCGCTATTCGCCATGGGCGAGGCCGAGAAGGAAATCCCTGAGAAGATGCGGAGATTTATGAACTACTATCACGATGTGGTTCATGTAAAAGGGGAGTATGTTTCCCTTGGCCTCACACCACCCCCAGAAATTGATAAGGAAATGGAGCGCAACCATGACCGAGCCCTACAAATCCTCCACGATCTCCATTCTGACGGCGGCCACTTTGAGAAGGTCCGTCGTGAGATGACTCAGCATACTGTTAAACCTCGTTACGACCACACTCGGCAAATCGCCAAACCAAAGGAGACAAGCGCATGAAACAAGGCACTGCAAACAATGCACAGTCCGGACAGAAGCGTGAGCCAATCCCCCACGCTGTATGTCCGGCCGCTGTGGCTGATATCGGCATTCAGCAAATCCGTGGGTCCTCACTTCCGTTATATGAAGGCCGCGGACTTGAAGCGCCAATGGTTGGCACCACCATCCACGAATCCGGTTCACAAGGCAAACATAAGTAAAGGAGACTATAATGGCATTAGACTGGAACAAGCTCAGCGCACTGCTTGCAGTGATCCATAGCGCTGCGGCCGCAGGGCCCAAGTTCACCAAGTACGCCTCGGCTGCGAATGCCGAGTTGGAGGCGATGTGGGATGAGGAGAATCCCAAGGAAGAGTCCGAGGTCGATGACGAGCCTGATGCGAACCCTGGTCCGCGACCTGCAAGTGGAAGGAGAGTATAATGTCCGGCGACATCCTCGACGAGTTCGGCAAGGACTCGAACATCTCGCAGCAGCCCCGTGCGACGAATGGCGGAGCGCAGACCCCAAAGCCCATTTCGTACTCGCCACCCACCGGCCGTGCAGGCTCAACCTCTGGCCCAGGCCTTGGTGGCGAGAACTGCGGCACTTGTGGAACTCAGGGGAAATACTGATGACCACTAACACCGATGTCTGTAACCGAGCCCTTCAAACCTTCGGCACTAGAACCGACGTTACAGACGCGGAGTTGGCGGCATCCTCCACCAATGAGGCCAAGCAATTCAACCTCATCGCCTTCAACATGCGCGACGACCTCCTTCGCATGGCCCCATGGGATTGTGGGATGAAGGTCGCGAACCTGAACTACATCACCTCACAGCCAGGTACTCCTGAGAACACCTCAGCAGCTACCACGCTGTGGCAGCCTGGCCAACCCGCTCCACCCTGGGCCTATGAGTACCAATACCCGGTCGATTGCCTACGGGCCATCCAAATCATCCCCGCCAACCAAACCGGCTTCGCTGGCTCAACCCCAATCACCACCGCAGTCACCGGTGGGGCCTCGGCCTATTGGTGGGGCTCACCCGTCAAGTACAAGGTCCAAACCGATGAGTTTTACCCAGTCACAGCCGCCGCTGTCGCAAATGGAGGACTTGGTCATGCATTGGGCGACATTATCACACTACCTCTTGGCCCGACAACTAGTCAGCCAATTGGGGCTCCCGCTCAACTCCTTGTCACTGGCGTGGGCGCTCTCGGTGTTATCACAGGCGTCAGTGTCGTCAACGTCATCATCGGCAGCGCTAATCCAATAGGCGGATCGTACTTTGCGCCACAAACCAACCCGATCGCACAAGGCTCCACTACTGGCTCTGGCGCTGGCGCCACTTTCAATCTCACCTTTGGCTCCACTAAGGGCACTCAGCGTGTGATCCTAACCAATCAGGAATTCGCCACCCTGATGTACATCAAACAGGTGACCGACCCCAATGTGATGGACACCTTGTTCCAAACCGCTTGGATCAAGCTCGTTGGCGCTGCGATGCAGATGGCGCTCAAAGGCGATAAGGCATTCTCGAATCAGCTGATCGGTGAGGTGAATGCCTCCATCCAGTCCGCGCGATCCATCGACGGCAACGAAGGCCTCACCATCAACGACGTAACCCCCGATTGGCTCCGCATCCGCGGCGTCGCCTATTCCGATGGCTATGTCTCCGGCCCATATTCCGGTTACGACTTTGGGGGCGTGTGGCCCATGTATGCGTGACGCATGAGCGACCTTGTCATTCAGTCGAGCTTCAACTCAGGCGAGTGGTCGCCAAAGCTCTATGCTCGTGTCGATCTCTCCAAGTACCGCTCTGGCGCTGCACTGCTCGAGAACTTCTTTGTCGACTATCGTGGCGGTGCCAGTACTAGCCCTGGCACCAAATATATCAACCAATGCTTCAAGTCCGCCACTCCAGTTCGGCTGATCCCATTCCAAGCCTCCTTCAATGTCGGCTACGTTCTTGAGTTTGGCGATCAATACATCCGCTTCATCTTCAACGGCGCGCCAATACTTGAGACCGCCACTTCGATTACCAATGCAGTAGCCGGACCCCCTGAGGTCTTCACCGATAACGCGCATGGGTATTTGAATGGTGATTGGATATTCGTCGCCAACAACTACTACATCATCCAGAACGCCACGGCCAACACCTTCACTCTAACCGACCTCTTTGGTAATGCCATTACCACCAACCCGTTTGGCGCATTGCCAGTTAACGCCCAGCGTATCTACACAATCGCTTCGCCATACCTCGCAGCCGATCTCGCCAAGCTTAAGTTCGCCCAGAACGTCACTCAGCTGATCCTCTGTCATCCCAGCTATGCGCCCTATGTCCTCACCCTCATCACCGCCACTAACTGGACCCTACTCCCAATCACCTTCGGCTCCACCGCTTCGGCACCGACTGGCGTAAACTGCATCACCACCTTAGCCGCAGGCAATGCGGCCTACTCTTATGTCGTCACCTCGGTTGATGCCAATGGCGAAGAGTCCGTCCCATCCGCCGAAGGCACCCTCGTTAGTATTCAAGACCTACGCACTGTGGCCGGGACCAACTATGTCCTATGGAACGCAGTCGCTGGGGCCGTAGCCTATAACGTCTACAAGGCTGACTTGGCCTTCGGTGCGGTGGTCCCACCTGCGGTAATGCAAGCGATCCTTGCAGTGCAGGGCACCCCAACGGTAGGTGCTGGTGGCGCTGGCTATGCCCCAGGCGATACCGTCCTGTTCACCAATGGCGTGGTGCTAGTTGTCAATACCATCGGCGGTGGTGGCTCGGTAGCCACATGGAAAGCAATCACTGCAACCGGCTCTGCTTCTGGCTCTGTTACCAGTGGCTCAACCCCAGCCAATCCCGTGGCTCAGCTAACCACCTCTGGGGCTGGCACGGGTGCAACCGCTAATCTGGTGTGGGGCGTTGGCCTCGTATTGGTCCTCAATCCCGGCGCTGGCTACGTCGCCACTCCGACCATGACCTTTAGCTCTGGCGCTGCGGCAGCGGTCGCCACTCTCGCCGCCAACTCCAATGGCTTCCCCAGTGTACCGGGGTTCTTCCAACAGCGTCTTGTGTTGGCAGCACCCTTGGGTTCACCCCAGTCCTTCTACATGTCGCAGCCCGGAGCGTACTTCAACTTCAACACCTCGACCATCACGCAAGCCGACGACTCGATCACTGGCACCCTTGTCTCGGGTCAACTAAATACCATCAAGTCGATGATCTCTCAGACCTCGGGTCTGTTGATGTTCACCGATCGGAACTCTTGGTTGGTGAATGGTGGATCGCCTGGGAGTGCGGTGTCGCCAACGGCGCTGGTGGCGAATGCCCAGTCTTTCAATGGAGTCAGCGATGTTCCACCAATCGTTGCGAACTTTGATGTTCTC